AAAAAAGAAATCACCGTCAGTCCCTGAACTGTTTGCTGGAACATCTGTTCCGCTAGTCCACGTAGCCCCATCTGTTCCCGCTGGCCCTTGTGCTCCTGTGGCTCCGGTATCACCTTGCGGCCCTTGTGCTCCGGTGGCTCCGGTATCACCTTGTGGCCCCTGCGCACCCGTGGCTCCAGTATCACCTTGTGGCCCCTGTGCTCCGGTGGCTCCGGTGTCTCCCTGTGGCCCCGTGGCCCCCGTGGCTCCAGTCAGGTCTGCGATCTCGCTCCAAGTACCAGAAACCTTTTTCCAGACTTTGTCCGTGTCGGTTTCAAAAAAGAAATCACCGTCAGTCCCTGAACTGTTTGCTGGAACATCTGTTCCGCTAGTCCACGTAGCCCCATCTGTTCCCGCTGGCCCTTGTGCTCCTGTAGCTCCGGTATCACCTTGCGGCCCTTGTGCTCCGGTGGCTCCGGTATCACCTTGTGGCCCCTGCGCACCCGTGGCCCCAGTATCACCTTGTGGCCCCTGTGCTCCGGTGGCTCCGGTGTCTCCCTGTGGCCCTGTGGCTCCGGTGGCTCCAGTCAGGTCTGCGATTTCAGTCCATGTACCAGAAACCTTTTTCCAGACCTTGTCTGTGTCTGTCTCGAAAAAGAAATCACCGTCAGTTCCAGAACTGCTTGCGGGAACATCTGTTCCGCTAGTCCACGTAGCCCCATCTGTTCCCGCTGGCCCCTGCGCCCCAGTGGCTCCGGTATCACCCTGTGGCCCCTGCGGCCCCGTGGCTCCGGTATCACCCTGTGGCCCTTGTGCTCCAGTGGCTCCGGTATCACCTTGTGGCCCCTGCGCTCCCGTGGCCCCAGTATCTCCCTGCGGCCCTTGTGCTCCAGTGGCTCCGGTGTCACCCTGCGGCCCTTGCGCCCCCGTGGCTCCGGTATCGCCCTGCGGCCCTTGTGCTCCCGTGGCTCCGGTGTCACCCTGTGGCCCCTGCGCTCCCGTGTCTCCGGTGTCGCCGGTAATGTCAGCGATCTCGCTCCAAGCACCAGAAATTTTACGGTAAATTTTGTGCCGATCCGTCTCGAAATAGAAATCTTCGTTGTTCCCTAGACTCGACGCAGGCGTTGCGGCCCCGTGATACCACATGATCCCGTCGCCAAAATCTCCCCCAATGATGCGGCCACGGAGAACTGTTCCATCAAACAGCGAATTGTGAACACCAGAACTGAGTGCCGCTCCATCAAACTCGCTGGCGTCCGTAGAGGAACTAGGCAGAACTTTGCTCATTTTCAATAAGTGACGTTTGCCCACGCAGGCAGGCCGCACTATATTTGATACCGTATTGACACCTCCGAGTCAAACGTGGCCGTGGAAAAATATGGACTAAAATTCAGCCACCCGCTTTCCGATCTTGAGGTCGAGCTTTACGCATTCCGCCATAATCGGACGCCGGAGTTGGGAGGGCTGGGCCGGTATGAGCATTTCAAGCGGGCTGCAAATATAGTGTGGCCAGACCTTATTTGGAACGAGTGGCTGGAGAGGCAATGCGAAAGCCTGTGCGAGAATCAGTGGGTATCTTGGACGGGATGCGCAGCCAGCGGAAAGACATTCGGCTCGGCGTTGTATGCACTGACATGGTGGCTGGCTGACCCTCAAAACTCCACGGTCATCCTCACTTCCACCACTGCAAAAATGATTCGCAAACGTGCGTGGAGCAACATTTGCCACCTCCACCGAACCTGTGACGGGACGTTGCCGGGGAACTTGGTCGATTCAAAAACAACCCTGCAAGCCGCAAAGGGCGACGACAAGAACGCCATCTTCGCCGTGGCCGTACTGGACGGGGCTACGTCCAAGGCCGTTGCTAACATTCAGGGCATCCATTCCGACCGCATTCTGGCAATAGTTGACGAGGCCACTGACACCCCAGAGGCCGCTTTTGAGGCGGCGAGCAATCTGTCAAAGGGGTGCTCGGAATTTCAGTTCCTAGCAATCGGAAACCCGCAGTCAAAGCTCGATGAGCATGGAAGGTTCTCCGAGCCGAAGGCTGGGTGGGAAACAGTGGGGGTGGAAACCGAGGAGTGGGAAACCATGCGAGGTGTGTGCCTTCGCTTCGACGGGATGAAGTCGCCCAACATGAAGGCAGGGCGAGCCAAGTATGAATTTCTAATCACTCCCCAGCAAGTCGAGCAATCCATCAAGTTTGAAGGCGAGTCCTCGCCTAAGTTCTGGAAGTACGTGAGAGGGATGTGGTCGCCAGAGGGCGTGTGCAGAACCGTGCTGTCTGAAACGCTGTGCGACAAGCACACGGTGGGAGGGGAGCATACGTTCATAAACAACGCCACCGTGGTGGCAGGACTTGATCCGGCTTTTGGTGGGGATAGGTGCATCCTCCGCTTTGCACGGTACGGTGATCTTGAAGGGGGCTTGATGGGCGTTGAGTTTGATGAGGTGGTGAACATTAGTCTGGATGCCTCCTCCCCTGAACCCATCCATTATCAAATTGCCAGCAAGGTGCGGGATGCCTGTCGCGGCAAGGGATGCCTGCCGGAGAATCTGGCCATTGACGCCACAGGAGAAGGCGGCGGCCTCTGCGACATCATGGCAAAGGAGTGGTCGAACGAGATTCGACGCATTGAGTTTGGGGGGCGAGCAAGTGAATTGCCTGTTTCACAGGAAGACCCCCGCCCCGCTCACGAAGTTTATGCGAACCGCGTGACTGAGTTGTGGTTCTCGGTGCGCGAATGGGTTATCCGAAACCAGATAAGGGGTCTGGACAGGGAAACCATAATCGAGTTTTGCACACGAATGTTTGATGACGCCAAGCGCAAGATCGTCATTGAGCGCAAAGTTGACATGAAGGGGCGCACGGCACAGTCGCCAGACTTGGCTGACGCGGCTGCACTAATTGTGGAGGTAGCCCGACAAATGGGCGCAGGCCGCTTGAAGCGAGGGCAAAGGGCTGATACAAAATGGGAGAATGTGGTGAAGGAACACGACGAACTTTACCACGAGGACGCGCTGTATGCAGAAGTGGACTACTAAAAACATAACGCCGCCGGACGGGTGGCGTTATCTCGTGCCGGACACAAAGGTTCTGGTGAAAGGGAATCATTTTGGTCATCTGCTAGCAAAGGTGGAGGAACACATGAGTGCCAACGGGATTCCAGTTCCGTTAAATCTGGAGGAGTACGTCGAAAACTATATGTGCGGCCTCTTCCCTGACAAGTGCGTGGAGGTTGAGGTTAAGACGCAGCCAGACAAGGCGAAGAAAATGACAGTCGGAGACGTGCTTCGGTTTACGGCCATGATCGGCGCGGACATGATGAATGGCCGCAAGCGTGTGGCAAACGAGGAAGCCAACCGGAGGGCAAACGTGTGCGCCTCATGCCCCGATAACATCGACCCAGACGGCTGCACTGGATGCAATCGTGGGAAGATGGAAAAGCTGGTTGACGCACTCACTGGAAGCATCGCCACGCCAGACGATTCACGCCTCAAGTCATGCAGGCATTGCGGCTGCATTAACCGCGCACAGGTCTGGTTCCCTTTGGAGATTTTACAGAAGTTCACCACAAAAGAAGTCAACCAAGCACTGCCGTCTAACTGCTGGAAAAAACAATGAAACCACACACCGAACTTAATCTGGAAAACCTCTCCCCTTCGGGCAAGCCACCTGAGTCGCGCCTGAATGACGCAGCCGAGGTTGCAACCCTTGTGAGGCGGCTGACAAACGCTGACGACAGACGTTCGCAAGTTCGCGCAAAGCTGAAGGGCTTGGTGGACGGGAACAGTCCGTATAGCCCGACCGAGCTAAAGCGCAAAGGGCAGGCTTATCGCACCAATATAAACTTCCGAGAAAGCGAGAGCTTTCTGTCAATGGGCCTGTCGGCCTTTTACGACGTGTTCAGCGAGGCTCCGACCTACGCCACCGTGAGGATAAACAGTGACGACGCAAATGAGTCCGAGGTGTATAGCCGAATCGTCACTGAGGAGTTCGATAGGCTTCAGAAAAAGGATGACAACTTCGACTACCTCATTCAATTGAGCCAACACGAGATGGTGCTGTACGGCTACGGGCCAATGGTCTTTGAGGACAATCTTGACTGGCGTTGCAAGGCCGTTCGGGCCGGTGACATTCTTGTGCCGGAAGGAACGAAGTCGAACGTAAATGACTGGACAGTCTGCGTCATCAAAAGCCGCTACCAAGTGCATGAACTTTATTCGTCCGTTCGCAATGAGGAAGGAGCCGCAGCGGCTGGGTGGAATGTTGCTGAGACAAAAAAGGCCATCATGCGGGCCGCGCCAGAGGAGAATGGGAACAACCAGTTGAACTGGGAGTTTTACCAGCAGCAATTACGAAACAATGATTTGTCGTACTCCTCCCGAAGCGATGTCATATCCGCCGCTCATGTTTTCTATCGGGAGTTTCCGACTGAGGACGCGCCGGAGGGAGGGATCAGCCATTGCATCATAGACGAACGCGGCGGCAACAATAAACAGTTCCTGTTCAGGCGGGTGCGCCGATACAAAAACTGGAACGAGGCGATCCATTGCTTGTTTTACGACAAGGGCGACGGGACATTCCACAGCGTCAAGGGCATGGGCATCAAGATGTACGGCCCAATGGAAATAAAAAACCGGCTTCGGTGCGCAACACTCGATGCGGCATTCATTCGCTCGCAGATTATGCTCCAGCCGACAACGCCGGACGCACTCAACAAAACCAGCCTCATCCAGATGGGCAATGTGTCAGTGTTGCCGCCGGGGTACAATGTGGTGCAGCAGCACGTATCTGGTGCGCTGGACGCCACGATGCACGTCGCCACCGACTTGGAAGGGCTTTTGCAGTCCAATATGTCGCAGTACCGCCAGAGGCTGGAGAAGAAAGGGAACCCCAGAACAGCAACCGAGGTGGAGGCCATTGTCGGCCAGCAGGCAACTCTAGGGAAGACGCAACTCAATCGTTACTACGAGCAGCTTGACGCCCTCTTTGCGGAGAGATTCCGACGAGCAGCCAATCCCTCCCTCACTGATGGCACCCCCGGCGGGGCCGAGGCTTTGGAGTTCCAGAAACGGTGCCGCGATAGAGGCGTGCCAGCGAAGGCACTCTCACAAATCGACTATGTTCGTGCGACTCGTACTGTTGGGCGCGGCTCGGTGTTTGAGCGGAGGAGCGTGATGCGGGAGCTAATGGGCGTGAGCGCGATGCTGCCGGAGAGCGGCAGGGCGAACGTGATCGAGGACACCATCGCCAGCATGGTCGGATACCAAAATGTGGAACGCTACTTCCCGAAGCCCGCTAGGGACATTGACAAGCAGGAACAACTTCAGGAGGCGATGCGAGAAAACGCGCTCTTTAAGCTGAAGGTTCCGCTGCCCGTAACCGACTTGGATAGCCATGTAACCCACGCCGAGTCTCACCTAGCCTTTGGTGCTCAGGCAGCCGAAAGCATATCTGTGGGTGGCGACCTGATTGAAGTGGCCACAGTGCTAAAGATGCTGTTGCCGCACTTGGCTGAACACTTGCAGCGCATCGGGGTGGATGAAAGTCGCCGCGAGGTTTTTGGGCTGCTTAATGAGCAGGCTGGAGAACTCGCAAAGGTGGCCAGCCAGATCGCGCAGCAGGCGCAGCAGGCGCAGCAGGCGCAGCAGGCGCAGGAACAAAACGGAAACGGGTTAAGCCCAGAAGTCATCAAGGCAATGGCCGAGGAAGATCGCAAATCCGCAGCCCACTCAGCCAGCCTGCAACGCAAAGAGGAAGCTGCGAAACAGGAGTTGGCAATACGAGATGCTCGTGCTGCTGCCGAAATAAGGAACCGATAATGAGTAAAGAGAAATTCTCCGTAAGTCTGTCAAAAGATGAAGTCAGCATGGTTGTCCATGCCTTGGTGGCCATTGTTGAGGCCACGGAGGAAGTCCTCGTCAATGATCCACTCAACGAGAGCGTAGCCGAGGAAATGGAAACTGCTCGGCATTTGATGTCGCGCATAAGCATACAGTTGATAAAGAAGCATAATGAGTCAAAAAACATATTCACTGACGAAGTGGAGGCAAACCCAGAGCGCAACTAGGGCGGCCTCAAAAGTCTTAAACGACCCCACCATGCAGCAGATGCTGCGCGTGCTGGAGAAAGAGCCTCCAAGCAATAACTCACTGCCTATGACTGGCACGGACACGAACGCATTCGTGTATGCCTACGGGTGCGAGGTTGGATACCGAAACTTTCTGGCAAAGTTGATGGCAATGGGCCAGCCGCTTCCCAAGGATGAGGAAGTGGCCTCCAGCTTTAGTCAGGAAAATGACGACGAATAGCCATGAGTGAAGAAACTAATACCGCTGTCGCGGAAGCAAAGACGGCCCCGCCTCTGGGCGAGGGAACAAACCCTGACCTCATTTCCGAAATCTCCAAACTATTGGAGCCAGAGGCAGAGGCTAAACCAGAACCGGAGGTGGAGGCGAAGACTGAGCCAGAGGCAGAAGTTAAGCCAGAGCCAGAGCCAGAGCCAGAGCCTGAAGCCAAGGCAGAGCCAGAAAAGAAGTCCCGAAGCGCAGATGACTTCAAGCTACTGAAGTCGCAGCGTGACAGCGCAAAGAGCGAGCTTGAGCACTTGCGGGCCGAGGTGGCTGACCTCAAGAAGAAGGCCGAGTCCGTTGACCTCGATTCGCTTCGGGCCGAGCGGGATGATCTGTCCAAGCGGCTTCGGGCCGCGTCGATTGAGAGGCATCCTGAGTTTGAAAAGTTTTTCACCGGAAAGCTCAATGGCGTAATCAGTAGGGCCAAGGCCACTGCGGGCGAGCACGGCGAGCGCATGGAGCAAATATTAAAAATGGACTCGTCGGCCTACAGGGATGCACAGATGGAGGAACTCTTTTCTGAGCTTCCTGCCAGCAAGCAGGCAACTCTCGGCGCACTCATTGCTCAGGCCGACGAGGTGAAGGCTGAACGCCAAGCCCAACTGGCAGACGCCGACAGCACTTACGAGCAGTTAATGGCAAGCCAGAGCGAGCAGAGAGAGGAGCTACTGGCCAAATCCAGAAAGACATTCGACGAGGTGGCCGACAGGGCCACCGCTCTGGAGGTTTACCAGAAGCGTGAAGGTGACGACGAATGGAACGCCGAGGTTGATGCCCGCCTTGAGCTAGCACGGAATGGTTTTCTCGGACAGTCCGACGAAAATGAATTGGCCATGCTCTCCCTCTGGGGCGCAGCGGGCGAGAAATACCGCGAGTTGCTAGCTACGCAGATCGAGCTTAATCGTCGATTGCAAAAGCAACTGGACGGAGTTCAGGGTTCAACCCCAAGTGTTGCTGCCACTGACGGCAAAAAAGCGGACACAAAAGAGTTGGGGTTTGTGGAGGAAGTAATGCAGAAAATGGGGGGCTAATGCCAACGGTAGGTAAAAAACAATACAGCTATACCAAAGCCGGAAAAGCGGCTGCTAAAAAAGCAGCCAAGAAGGCTGGAAAGAAGCTGAAAAGGCGGGCTTCCTAGCGCAGTAAGTCCCAGCGATCCCTGAATTGCTCGTATTTGCATACGCGCCAACGTGGCGTGGACAGGGGGTGGTCGCCGGGGTTCCAGAAGGACACCCTCATCCTCGTTATTTTCTCAACAGGGATGAGGTAGAACGCTGGGCCTCCTGCGTATGCTAGCACCACGGCAAAGTAGTCAATATCGCTGGCGGTGTACGGAACCTTTTTTTTGCCATGACCAAAGACGACGTGGAACGTACCCTTCTGCTTAGTGCTTGAAGACTTAACTTGAATCCGAGTCAGGCGGGAACCTGAGTCAGCTATCAGGTCATAGCAGTCATTATCCCCCACCGGCCAACTCACCGAGAAGCCGTGGTCGAGTAGCCGAACTGCGGTCGCCAGTTCTGCTGCTGTGCCAGCCAGCTTCGCGGAGGGTGCTGTGGGTTCGGCCATAATTCATTACTGAGACTCCAGCCTGTGCTCTAGTTCTGCGATGACTTCCAGCGCAGCCTCAACCCAATGTGGTGCAGCCTGCACCGCCGTAGAAAAATCATCGCGGGCGATGAGGCTCTCCCCGTTGTCCAGCCTCATCCCTACGCATCCGATCATTAAGAATGGCAGCAATAGCAGCGCGATTACGTTTCTTTTTTTCGGAAAGCCTCTCATTTGCGGCAACGCGATTAAGACGCTCCCCAAGATCATTAACCGCCTCAACGAGCTTGGGCAAAGCTGCCAAGCCCTTTAACGCGGCTGTGATCGCGGGGAGCATCGAAACCTTTCTATCGTTTACGGGGCTTGGCGGTGCTAGCAACGTATTCCTTTACGGCGTCCACGATTCCCTGACCGCCGATGTAGGAAGGCACTATCACCACGATTGCGCCGATGATTTTGTCCGCCAAGTCGGGCGAAATGTTTGCCCAATCAACTGCGAACACACTGAGCAGGCCACCAATGGCCACCCACAATTTTCTGCTTTTGAGCTTATCCCTCATTGTTGTCGTCGTTTAGTAGTTTCCAGCACTTAATCCCTGTCCAGATAATCGTGACCACTAGGAGCACGATTTTCAGAACCATCTCTATCTGGGCCAGCGAAACAGCGGCAAAGACGCCGCCATTGACTCCGAGTGTCCGAATGTAGTCGTTCATTTTTTAAAGCGGTGGAGCCACCCCGCCGAAGCGAGGCGACCCCACCGTGACGACGACTAATTATTAGGAGGTGCCACCGCGTTTGAACAACACGGTCGCGCCGTGATCTCCGAAGACTGGCTCAAAGGCCATCTCGTAGGTGCCGTAGTGGCGGCCACGCTCGTCAAGCTCATCAGCACATCCGTCCGATGTCTTGTACGCGCCGGTCACGAACTTCCAATCACCAGAGTAATTGGCCGCATCGAAGCCGAGGCTCGCCGGAACCGAGGCCGGAACCACGAGTTGGCGCATCACTGACGGATTCAGGACGACCGCGCCTTCGTAGATGCCCGCGCCACTGCCGGACTTGGCGGTGTACAACGGGTTGAGTTGAGTGCCGCTGCCCTTCGTCGGGGCATCGCCACCGCTCTTCGCCGCATTCTCAGACACGCGATCAAAGCCGGTGTCTCCAGAATTACGGGCGTAACGCAACGGGTTGGTCACAACAATGTGGCGGAAGTTGCCAATCACTCGATCCGCGCCAATGCGCTTCAGGAGTTCATTGTTCTCCGAGCCGTGACGATAATCTTGGCGAAGATTGTCCTCGGCCTTGAGCAAGGCGTTGGAGGCTTCCATGCCAATGATTAGCGGGAACACCGGCCCGTTCGGCCCCATCTCCACGAAGCCGTTGGAGTCACCCTCAGTCGCTCCCGACTCGATGAGCTTGATAGCAAGCTGATCTAGGTGAGCCTGCAACAGTTCCACCGTGTCGTTCAGCGTGGCTGCGCTGATCGCGCCTGTGCCAACAGCACTGTCGTTCAGTGCCGCCTCATCGGCACTCGCGCCAGTGAGCGTGACCTGACGCGCAGCGGCGGTGTACTCGTTCTGGATTTTATTTTCCAGAATGCGCTTACTGTGCTTGGTGATCTCCTCGATGTACGCCCGCAGGAACGAGTCCGCGTTGAAGCGATATTTCAAGTTCTCACGGCACAGTTGTGGGCCTCGAACGGATACGCGCTGAGGGCTGAACGTGTATTCTGACATCCCCCATTCGACATCCTGCCAACTACGACCGCAAAGGCCGTCGCCGGAGTCGATGTTCACAAGGCTTGAACTCGTTGTGCCAGAGTCGTCGATGGCTTGCCAATCAAGCTCATCATTCGTCGGCATTGAGTTCTCAATCTTGAACCCAGTCTGAGTCAGGCCCGTTCCAAGCGGGTACGTCCCCTTGGGCAGAGCATTGAGCCAAACACTATTGTAAGTGGCCTTACGATGAACCTCCTTGCCGAGACTCTCACTGGCCGTTTTCATCGCGTCAAAAAAACCTTCACACGCCATGATGAAACCTTTCCTTTTAGCAGGAGAAATGAAGAAGCCGACCGTGGCCTCAGACGACATTTCGCCTGTTGTCCGGTCGGCCAATTACGGTAGGGCCGTGTGGGTCGCCACTCCACGTATGGCTAAAAAATGTAGTGAGAGTCTTTTAGGCGGGAACTCAACCGCACTTCCTTTTTATCATAGGAAGGGCGGCCTGTTAATAGATGCCAGTGAAATTTTGTACCACAAACAGGCTTGTCAATTTGTGGCGACGGTCTGGAAGACCCCTGCTTTACAGGGGCGTCAAGCCTGAAAATTCATACTCATAACCTGAAGGTCGGCGGTTCAAATCCGCCTCCCGCAACCACCTTTTTTCTTCCATTTCACCCCACAAAAACAGGGCTATTCTGATTTTCTGCCCCCAGAAAATACTTTTTTCTTGTGTGCTACAAATGACACACGTATGATCCCCGCCTGTGCCACACGGTAGCACGGTTTTACCCCCTAAAAATGTCAATTTCGGGCGACGGGGTTATACTGCTGCCTCCAGAAAAACGGATTAGCATGAAAATCACACAGCAACAAACCTCCCACGGGCCGCGCTTCTGCATCTCTTACCAGCACCTCTCAAAGCGGCGGCGAAAATACTTCAAGCGGCGTGAGGATGCCGAGGTTGAGCTTTCCCGATTGCTGCAACGCCGCCGCGAGGAGGGCAATGCCTTCGCCACCTACACCGATGCGGAACGATTTGAAATGGTGGCCGCCTTTGAGCGGGCCAAGACCATGCACACCACCCTGCCACGCGCCCTTGACGCAATGTTATTGGCCGAGCAGGAACGGGCGCGGCGACAGGAACCCTTGGGGCGGTATGACCGCAAGGGCGAGGAGGGATTCGGCGCAGTGCAGGAGTGCATTGAGGAGAAAATCGGGCGCAATTATCGCAAGCGATCCATCCAGTCACTCGCCTCAACACTCAATAGATTCTCCTTGGCCCACCCCAATATCATGGTGGGCGACCTCACTCGCCAAATTATTTTCAACTGGCTGGCACGAGGGAAAAAGGCCAATGGCGAGGCTTGGAAGTCGAAGACTAAAAATGGATACCTCACCGACTTGGCGACGTTCTGCTCTTGGGCGGTGAAGCGCGGCCTGCTTGTGGGCAATCCGGCTGAGGACGTGGATGATTTCCTGATGACCCCAGAGGAAGAGCGGGAACTGGACGAGCGGGTGGAGGTGATTCGCCCCGACCAGCTTGCCACGTTGATGCGGGCTGCTTTCCGGCAGGACAAAGGCGTGGCGCGGCTGCTCTCCATTATTTATTTCGGCGGGCTGCGGACGGAGCGCGAGGCAGGCATGATGGAGGAGGAACATATCGGGGCGAAAATCCATGTCCCCCGCCGACTGGCCAAGGACAGGCAGGAGAGAGTGTTTACCCCCCACCCCACTCTGGCCGCGTGGCTCAAGGCCACGGGCGAGGAGCGGCTGCCGTTGTCGAATCAGGACAAGCGCGTGAAGGCCGTCATCAAGGCGGCTCGGCTGACTGGCAAAATTCCCAGAAACGCAGGCCGTCACAGCTTCGCTTCCTACCATCTGGTGCTGGCGGGCAAGCAGGCCACGCTCGATGTCCTTGGCCACGCCAGTGACCAGATGCTGTTTTCAAATTACCGATCCGTCGTGTCCGTCGAGGAGGCGGAAAATTATTTCAAAATTCGGCCGGAAAAGACTTGTGCTACAAATGGCATCTAAAAGACACTGCCCGAACACCCTTAAACAACCCTTTAATTTCTATGATTGATCCAGAAGTCCTCGATATTACAGTCAAAAAGGTTGACTCCTTGAAGCGCAGAAGGCGGTTCAGGCGGAATAGCCTACTCCTCACCGTCATCGCCGCAAGCCTCGTTGCCAGCGGGCTGCTGCTGCTCTATTCGGGCGTGGGCGCGAGCCTGAACCGCGCGGCAGTAGAACTATTAAGCGAGTCGTCGGAGGAAATGCAGGCGACAGTCACTGTGCTACGCGAGGAAATTGCGCGGCTAAATACTGCCCTCCTCTTGGAGGCGGAGGCGGGTGTCGCGTTGCAGGAGAGAGTCACCGAATTGACCACCATAGACCCCGATGCGCTGAAGAAGCTGCGCTCACTGTTGCTCAGTCCCCGTTTACTCAACAACCGCAATAAGACTACGGGCGCGACCCCCATGTTTCGACTGTTCCGCCACAGCATGCCCACGGAGGAGTACAAGAATTACGTGCAAAGAGCGATTGACGCTGGCGGTGACATAAACCAGCCGCGATTTGCTTTTGACAAGAAAGATGCCGAGTGGGACAGCGGCCATGCCGGACACAATATATTGCAATTCCTCGTCCGCGACGGGCAGGCGCACAAGGCGCTGTGGGCGGTTGAGAATTTTGGCGGCTGGGATTTTATGTATACCAATTACAGGGGGACAAGTCTGCTCGACATAGTGGAATCTGAGATAGTGCAGGCACGAGACACAGAGAGCGAACACTACGTCAGTCTGCTCAAACTGCGGGATATTTTAGTGGCTAAAAAATAGGCCACCCACGGGTTTTTTGAGGAAGGGGCGGGAACTAATTGTTCCCGCTCTTTTTTTTGATCTTCGGATTTGTGGGGTTCTTGGTCGGCTGGGGCGCGGGGATATCCCTGTAAACCTCGTCCAAGTGGCGAAGACCAAAAAGAATACACTGCTCAATGACTGAGCGAATTGTTGTCCTCTGAACTTTTGCCATCGCCTCGCACCGCTCTATCAATTCGGCGTCAAACCGGCACGTAAAGTGCCTGCGTTCGGGGGAGTCATTTGTTTTCTTGGCTGGCATTTATGAGGGGTCGCTGGGGTCAGTTGTACTACAATGTCACACGGGGTCAAACTATTATTATTTTTTTCTTCACGCCGCCTGTCCATAACCTGACCCCTTTTTTTGTTGTGCTACAAGTGACACCTATGATACACCTCTCTGCGTGAGCGAGAGGAGGACACTGTACCCAAAGTTGAATTTCCGAGTGACGCCGCATTTGTACTCACTGCTGCGTGATTTGTCGGCAAAAGCAAATATGTCACAAAGCGCAATTATCAAGCATTGCCTCGCCACTGAACTGCCGAAACTCAAGAAGAAATACCAATGAGCGTCTTGCCGCAACCAGTTGAGTTTGATCCGCCCGCGCCGAGCCTGTCGGTTCCGGTGTCGCCGCAAACCGAGCGGGCCGTGCTGGGGTGCATCTTCTCCCACCCGAAACTAATCGGGAATTGCGCTGGCGACCTAGCCGCTGAGGCGTTCCATGACCTTCGACACCGGAACATTTTCGAGGCAATGGTTACGCTCTTTGAGAGCGGGAAGCCTGTCAGTGAGATCGGCGTGAGGGAGGCGGTCGGGGATGACTCTAGCGTGGGCGGGCTGGCCTATATGTGCAGCTTGACGGACTCAGCCCCTTCTCCCCATTCCTTTGAGTATTATATCGAACTTTTGCAGCAAAAACTGTGGCTGCGTGAGGTGCAAGGGGCGGCGATCAGGCTCCAAGGACTGACAAATTCACACGAAACCGAGGGCGTGGCCGACGAGATTGAGCGGTCGCTTTCGGCATTGATTTCTCGTGCAGGCGGCGACGAGGGCGGGGAAGTTCCGATCAAGGAGGCTGTCGGTCGGTCTATTGCCAGCATGGAAGCTGCAATGAAAAATGACGGCAGCCTTGGGGTTCCTACGGGCTTCCCTGCCCTCAACCACCTCACGGCGGGACTCCGTGCGGGTGACTACTGGATAGTGGCTGCTCGGCCCAGCGTGGGCAAAACCTCGCTCGCCATGAACATAGCCGAGTACGCTGCGGTGGAGAAAAACATCCCTGTCGGAATCCTGTCGATGGAGATGACGGCTGAGTCTCTGGCCACGCGAATGATTTCAGGCCGAGCGCGTGTGGATGCTGGAACCATCCGAGACGGGAGGTTTACCGCCGAGCAGATCAAGAAGATCACCGTGGCGGCAGCCCCCATCTCATCGGCTCCGCTTTTCATCGACCAGACGCCTTCCCTCACGGACACGCAAATCCTGTCGCGTGCCAGAAGCATGAAGGCAAGGCACGGAATCCGCCTGCTAGTTGTGGACTATATCCAGTTGGCCCACGCCCGTGTTGGCACTCGTGAGCAACGGTGGCGCGAGGTCGCCCTTGTATCGGCTGCCTTAAAGCGGGCTGCCAAGGAAAACGATATTGCGGTGCTAGCATTGTCCCAACTTTCACGCGACGTGGAATCCTCTGTTCGCGCACCAAAACTCAGTGACCTCCGCGAGTCCGGTTCGCTGGAGCAGGACGCTGACGTGGTGGGGCTTCTCCACCGCCCAGATGAGGACAAGGATTGGAACTTCTTGGAATTGTGTATCGCCAAGCAGCGCAACGGGCGCACGGGGGTGGTTCAATTGGACTTCATTCCGAATGAAACCCGCTTCGTGCAGCATATGCCCGAACTCGGATGAGGAGCAGCATGACGCCAATGGTACACGATGAGGAAATCACGCTTGTGGTGCGCGGCATTGGCAATGTCCCCGCCTTCAAGAACAAGAAGATTATATGCGGCAAAAGGCTGATAACCGCGCCCAAGGCGCGAAAGTGGATGGAGCAGGCTGTGAGCAGTTTGCACTCACAGTTGAAGTCCTTGTTTCAGACAGGCGGCGGCGCGACCTCGACGGCGCACTGGCAACAATCTGCGATGTCCTCGTTGCCCTCCGACGACAACTGGAAGGCGATACCGCAAATCTGCGTGAGCGTGAGGCAAGTGGAAAAGGGTGATGAAGGGGCCATCATCCGGCTGCAAAAAATTTCCCAACAGGGACACTAAACATAAAAATAAAATGAGTAAAAACACACAAGATAGACAGGTTGTCGTTCAGGGGAAGGTCATGTGGCAGTCACTGGACAAGCCCAATGAACTCTCCGGCAAGCACCAAATTGACCTGTGCCAACTCGATAAAGACGCAGTGAAGGCACTGGAGGCTACTGGCTTGGAGGTCAGGGACGGGGGCGCGAAGAAGCCCGACCACGGTAAATACATTACGCCCAAGGCCAACCGACAGGTGGTCATGGTCGATGCCAACAAGGACGCATGGGACATGGAGAAATTGCTGGGCAATGGAACCCTTGTGAACTGCGCGGTGCGGGCTTACGACTACGATTACAAGGGCAAGAAGGGCGTGGCAGCAGGATTGCAGGCCATTCAAGTTCTGGAGCACATAAGCTACGATCCCGCCGCTTCGTTCCAGAAGGAGGAGGCTTATATCACTGCGCCGTCCGAGGATGACGTACCTTTTTAATAAATGAACACGCGGGCTGCGCGTGAACTGTTGGCCGCCATCATTACGTCAGCCGTTAGGGATCGGCGGCTAGCAGTTACGCACGGCCTCGTGGATGACGAGGCAAACCCCATTGCCGGTGCGCCCAAGAAGTATCGCAATGACAAGTGGGGAAGGCTGTCGGGGTTGAATTATTTTTTTGAGAAGGGTGGGTTGGAAACGGTGATTGAACTGGGTGAGTTCAATTTAAACCCAGATGCAGTAAAAAGGAGATCGAAGGAGAAGTTATGAGTGACGAAAGAGGGGGCGTATTAAGCGCGAGCGGGTTTGCTAGTTTGGCTCTCTGCCAAAAGAAATTCCAGATGGAGTCAGGCTTGCCCGAAGGGGAGAGCACCAAGGATGCGTTGTCTGGCAACGCCTGCCACGATTGGCTGGAAGGAAAGACGGACACTGCGCTAACGCCTGATGAGTTTGATCTGGTACGTCGCGCACGAGAGCAGGCCACGGCGATGCGGCTCGTTGTGTTTGGCAATGACAAGATCGCGGTGACGAAGCGCGAGGCGAGGCTGTGGTCAAGCAACGGAAAGTTCAGCGGCAAGCCAGACCTGATCTACGTGAACGGTGGCACTGCCCTCATCCTTGACTACAAGACGGGGCGCATCCCCGTCGAGCCAGCAGATGAAAACTGGCAGCTAAAGGGTTACGCTACTTTGGTGGCTCAAAATTGGCCCGTGGAGAGGGTATTCGTCTCGATTGTCCAGCCCCACTGCGGGGAGCCAACCCTGCACAAGTATGAGGGCGAAGCGTTGCGACGGGTGAGGCGACAGGTTCACGCACTGGTGCGGCGGGCTAATGGGCCGAGGGCCAAGCTGAACCCCGGCGAAAAGCAGTGCAAATACTGCCGAGCCAAGTCCATCTGCCCCGCGCTGCAAGAGCAGTCTCTGGAACTTTCACAGACCTCTGGCACTGATGTGGCTACATTCGATGGCGAGCGGCTTTCCCAGTTGCTCGACCAAGTTCGCCCAGTGGAGGAGTTTATCAAGGCGTTGCGCCTTCGCGCCCGCGATATGCTGTCAGAGGATAAGCAGTCCGTTCCGAACTACACGCTGAAGGAAGGTACGCGCCGACGTAAAATCAGCGACAACAAAAAAGTTTACGACACCTTGACTGCCAGCGGTGTGCCGCTGGATGACATCATCGCGGCAGCCTCATTCTCGGTGGCTCGCATTGAGCGGCTGGCCCGCGAGCGAGACAACCTGTCTGCACGCGAAGCGCGGGACTTGGTGGAGGACGCATTGGGCGGACTCATCGAGGTCAGCCAGTCAGACCCAAAGCTCGAGAGGGAGGTCGCGTAATGCCGAACCGCATCCTGAGAGCAGACATCCTCATGTCGGAGCGCGTGAACAGGCTCTCGCCAGAGGCTGAAAACTTTTACCGCCGCCTCATGTCTGTCGTTGATGACTACGGGCGGTATCACGGACACATGACCCTGCTGCGCAGCCAGTGTTTCCCACTGAGAATCGACTCGGTAAAGGAAAAGACGCTGGAGAAATGGGTAAAGGAGTGTGAGGCAGCAGGCTGCCTGCGGATTTACGTCGGCAGCGATGGGAAAAACTATGTGGAGATCATCAATTTCGGCCAACAGAAGAGGGCGTTGAAGTCAAAATTCCCTGACCCAGACCCAGATGCGGCTGATCCAGTGATGCTGGATATTGAGGAAAAGCCGAAAGAGAAGCCGAAAAAGGAGGAACCCCCCAAGCCCGATGTGCAGAAGATGAATGACGAGGAGTATTTGGCTTACCTTTGCAGCGAAGCTGAGTTCAAGGACATCGACGTGCGCGATGAGGCGCAGAAATGCAGAACATGGTGCGCCAAGAACGGGGCGACATTTGGCCGCAACCGACTCAGGAACTGGCTGCGTCGGGCGGAACCAGCAATGAGCATCGCAAAGAAGAGAAGCGGGCCACCAATGGAGGTGGTCAGATGAATTTCGGCGGCGTCGGGCAACCACCCAATGCCAGAAGAGCGCGGGCGACCTCCTTGCTTCGTGTACCACGGAGCCTCCTTAGCCCGCCCCCGACGCCGCCTTCTTTTGTTATGCCACGGAAAAAGAAAACTGAACTGGGGATCAGGACGCCAAAAGGCAAACGCGCACTGGAGCATGAGCAAAAGGCACTGCGCACCTTCACCTCGTACCACCCATCACTGGGCTACATATCGCCAGACAGCGGTGAGCCTGCCGTGATAGACGCCTTCTTTTTTATGAACAAGGGGAGCCGACTGTATGCCGTGGCTGAGGTGAAGGCGCGGAACATGGAACTTGAACAGCTTGCCGGTGAGTACGAGTGGAGGTGGATGATCTCACAACACAAATTGGATCGAGGCCGGTTGCTGGCAGATATGCTTTTAATCCCGTTTGTGGGAATACTTTACCTCGTGCCATCCAGCAAAATTCTGGTGCAGGAATTGATAAACAAGAACGGGGAGGACGCGGTTGATATGTTTACGGCAGAAACAATCACGTCCGCGACAATCAACGGAGGCAGGGCCATTGGCAATAATGCCTTCATCGACATGAAAAACGCAAAAGAGTACCTAGTAAAATGAGCATGATGACACAAATAATGGGACGCAATGCCCACAAAGCACAAATCGTTCAAGACGTGGCGGAAGTCTTCGGCGTTCGGCCAGCACAGATTCTAGCACGAATGAGGACAGCCAGCGTGGCCGACGCGAGATTCGCAGTCTTTACAATCCTATACGCGCAGGGTCGCAGTTTGAATGAGGTTGGCAAGATTATGGGCAGGGATCACGGCGCAGTTCATAACGGGCTACAGAAATTTAAGATAAGGTGCGCGACAGAGCGCAAGTATGCGGCAAAGGCGCAGGCACTGAGGGAGATGGGTTATGACTGCTAAGTTCGACACAGACCACGAGGCCGAAATGAGGCACATGGACTACATGGGATTCGACCATGAGGACGATTATTGCAGCGAATGCGCGAGCTTTGGATGTACGTGTGAGGAGGAATGAAAAACACCAACTGGAGAAATAAAAATGACTGACGCAGACATTGAACATTGGGAGAAGATCGAGGCCGAGTTTGCCCAACTGGGCAGCGGCAAGTATCGGGCCGGTGTTGCGGAGCATGGCGGGTTTCTTCCATCGAAGCCGGTACACAAGGAGATCGTGTGGGAGGCCGTGGACATGGTGGTATATGCCCTGACGCTCAAGCATCAGGTGGCTGAGGTGGTGCTGGCTTGCAAGAATGCTAACGATGCCGAGAAGGCATTGGCTCGGCGCGTATTGAAAGCACTCGGGGAATGAAAGGGGCAAAAATCAAAAGCTCGCCAACCGAGCCAGCAGTGGCCTGTCCATTCTGTGGCGACTACCCAGTGCGCCGAAGGTCTAGCGATGGCGAGCATTGGATCGCCTGTGGAACCTGTGGCGCACTGGGGCCGTTCGCTAAGGACGCAAGAAAGGCTCTCCTAAAGTGGAACAACAGGCCAGCTATACTGCCGCCGCCCATGTGATAGCAAATGATTGCAAATGATTGCAGATGCACACGGGGGATTTCACATGATTTTTAGCGTTATTTTAAATATACAGAGTAGTTTAATCAAACAACGCTCCGTCCTGTCAGATTTCCACGTTTTTCAGTTAGTAAACAAAGGTTTTGTGATTTCTGCTAACAAATGATTGCAAGTGATAACAAATGCTCACTTAGGCGTATGCGTATGCGTATGCGTATGCGTGGCCGAGCGAGCAAAAAACAAAGCCGTTGGGTTGAGTATTTTGTCTGGAGCCTGATCGCAACTGGGTCTGGTTATTTCTTGTGGAAGATTTTCACCTCTCAGACGCCCTGAGAGCGACCGCAACTAGCACTCCGCTACTCTGACACCTTTTGACAACTCCGACGCCACCAGCACCCCTTTACGGGCCAACAAACGGTATCTCCTGTAACACATCTGATGCCGACTTGATTAAGTGGTGGACAACCAGCGCGAATGAGTGGCTGCGCAATCCCAATTCCGACAGCGAATTACTGTATGTAGCCAGCATCGCGCTGGCCGGAAGCGACCAAGGGCTGTCGCGGGAGTGCCTGCTTGAGTGCCGCAGCCGCCGAAAACGCGCAAAAACACGAAAAACATGAGCTTTTGGGGAATGTTATATAGAATAGAGGATATAGGACATAGGACATAGGACATAGGATATAGGCGAATGCGCGGACAAAACCAATTTTTTGGCCACATACCCGTACAGAACGGCACGCAAGTGGACTTCGCAAGTGGACTTTACACGCGGACAAAACCAATTTTTTGGCCACATACCCGTACAGAGAGTACAGAGAGGACAGAGAGGACAGAGAGGACAGAGAGGACAGAGGAGATAGTGCTAGGCAATATCAGTTTTTGGGAATCCGAAACTAGGCATTAGCGGTTTTTGGGAATAGCTCCCGCATAGGGGCATCCATGTTTTCGGTAATCCGAAACTAGGCATTAGCGGTTTTTGGGAATAGCTCCCAATATGGTAAGAAAAAAAATAGCAAGACGGAAAGGCGAAACAACATGAAGACCATAAAAACACTGAAGGAAACCACCGACTACTGGAAG